CTTTAGTTTCAAACCACATAACCTTTAATAAATCCTGAGGATGAACTTGCAACGACTGAGCAACCTGTCTTAATTTTTGTTTAAATTTGTCGCCTGTTGTCGCTGCTTGTTCAGGATAGCGATTTTGTAAATTCTGAACTTCTTGGCTAGTTGAATATTCTTGTTCGGGCGCAGTGTTATTTTGATAATATTTGTAGGCTGCTCCGCCTAAACCAACGCCAGCGGCTAGCGCTGCTGCGCCAAGTTTGCTCTTCCAATCTTCATCTAATTGATTTGAATGATTGTCAATCGTTATTTCTTTAATAAGCATCTAGTATTTATGACATTACCATTATAAATGGCATAGGCTCAAGCTCTTCACTATGATCTCTTATATGCGAGTCCAAATTTACATGATAATTCTGCAAATGTTGAAACATTCTGACTGTTAATAACAGTGCCATTACCAAATCGTCAGTTTCTCCAATTTTTGCAGCATAGCTACCACCACTTGCAACAAATGTCTTTAACTCACTAATGAGTGACTGACTCTTTATCTTTAACTTCTTGCTCTCGATAAGATTCTTTAACTTTGAACATGCACTGAGTTTTGTTTTTTGTGTGGTGTTAAATCCACGACGATATCTACGAGAGGATCCAACTGATTTTGGTTCACTTAGCATGATGCCCGGAATGTTTTCTTCACCGTATTCAGCCAACGATATTAGAGCAGCCTCTCCAATGGTATTGTTCTCCAGACTATAATACAAATCATTGGGCTGTTTAGTATGTTCAACTATTTCTTTGTTAATAGCAGCTAACAATTTGATTTGCTCGGGTATAGTAGTGCGATTGTGTGTCCATTCAGCTACTTGTTCAGTGGTGTCTGCCTCAAACACCTGTATAGCCGCCGGGTCCCCACCAGTACCAAGACTAGGATCAAGTGACACTACATACACATGATCTCTACTGGGTTTTTTGAACCAACGAATTTGTCCAGTTTTGTAGAGAGGATCAGACGCTTCTAAGCTTGACAGAGTAATGCTGTCTATCAATGTTTCCTCGTCAATTATAAATTCACATTGATGTTCGCGACGAAATCTCTCTTCTCCAATCTTACTGCGTTCTTCATCCGCCCAAGTTTGATCGCGATCTGGATGTTCATTCCATAATGCCATGAAGGGACTGAATCCATTTTTTCCAACTGCGGTTTGATTACCATATGAGTCAACCTTCTTGTTTGCATCTTTCCATATCTGTGCAAACTGATCTTCATCGCTGTTTGGAGTAGAAGTGATAATACATTTACCGCCAGTAGCTAGTGTTGGAGATATAGATGTCCAGAATTCTTTCGCTATAGTAGGTCTCAAAAATGCAAATTCGTCCAAATATAGTATCGAAAGTGCCATTCCTCTGCCGGTCTTTTCTGTAGTTGCACGAGCTACTATACGACTTTTGTTTTCTAGATCCAAATTTCCTTTATTATAAGATTCTACCCCAGGTTTTAACCATACGGGACACATTTCATATGCATACCGGATACGATCCATTATTTCTTGTGCACCGCTATATTGATGTGCCGCTATAAGTATGGTTTTATCAAAATTAAACATTGCATACCATAACAAGTAACCAGCAGCACTTGTGGTTTTACCCAATTGTCTGCCGGTTAAATTGATGGAAAATCTATTTGAATGCATATTCTTTATCAAATTGATCTGATAAGGAAAAGGTTTGTACAACATTTGCCCTTTTATAGGATGCTGAATATAAAAATAATTCATCATAAAATATTCATATCCTGTTACAGGATCAGCACATTTAATGACTTCCCTAATTTGATCTTCTGTTAGTGGAATATATTTACCGGGCGACCTAACTAATACATTATCACTCATAATATTCTCCATCCATAATACGGTTTTCTTTTTTGCCATTTATTAGATCGGAGACACCAGATTGTTTCAATGAATACTTTTTAGTAAAGTTATTATCTTGCGAACTCATATCGGACGCTCACCTGTAAGATATGGCTTGCTAAACCATAACTTAAACCACTCGTCAGTTCCAGGTCTGATATTTTTCTCACGCATAATGCGAGATTTTTCAGCAGCAGTAATACTAATATTGCTACCTTCAGTTGATACTGTAGTTGACGGTTTAATTCCGGCTATTACTCGCCAGCGATCCAATTCGTCCATATACTATTACTTATAACCCTTGAATGGCTGAACGGGACTTTTTTTGACTACATCCGGAGATTCTTCGCTCTTAGTAGTACTTATTCTCTTTTTACCAGACATGCCCATTGTTTTTAAGGCGTCATCAATATATGTTTCTACATCCAGACCGTAGCTAACTACTATCTCATTTTCTCCCCAAGCACTTTCACGTTTGTAGAGTGGAACATTGTCTTTTTCACGCTGCTTTGCACCCTTGGCACCAGCCATTGCAACTCCAAATCTATATTGAAGATAGGGATCTTGATTTTTTAACCCTGGAATAGTATATGTAGCAGGCAATGCTAGTGCAACATCTTGTTGTATGCTTCCTGTTCGGCCTTCATTGATAAATTCGCGGGCTCTCATAATTTTATTATTCAAAAATCTTTATACAATGTTAATTACATTTCCCATTCCACTATGGAAAGAGCATTGATAATATAAAGTACTAGGAGCATTCATTGGTACTGTAAAAGTTTGCGTTCCTGTTTGTGATCCAGAAACTCCAGATGTGTAGGCAGCACCACCGTTACTAACTCTAATTACAAGAGGATGACTACCTCCGGTTGTATTAATAAATTTATAAGTAAATCCTCTATATAGATATAGTATAGGATTTTCAGTATTGTCTGTTTCTATGCCTGGTCCAGAAAACACATATGAACTGAAGCCGCTTGCAGAAATTGACCAAGATAAATATCCCGGGTAAGCAGTAGTTTGAGTAGTTCCGTCAGCAAATTCTACGCCAGTAATGCCGTATACATAACTTGTAGCACTGCTGTCAAATGTAATATCGCCGCCTGCGGGCAATGTTATATTGCCATCCGTGCCAAATTTGTATTGTTTAGTATCTGCTTCAATTACTAAATTAGTAGCTGTTGTAGATATAGTTGTATTGCTGTTTTCAGCACCATACTCAACTGTAAACACAGTGCCAGAATTTGGTCTAGCTATATTCAAACCAAACCAACTGTTAAAGTTCCAATATGTTGCATCTTCGCTGACTAAACTACTAGCACCTTGACCGCCCGGTGCTTGTGTGCCTGCTGCCACAGAACCCGCATCACTGCCAGTCCATTTCAATACGAAATTAGGATCCGCAAATGGAATTACCAACTGTGGGTTATCCGCTTTTAAAATTCTAAATGTAAATGGATTAGCAGTAGAGTCTGCCACGGTTCCTGTAACTGTTTCTGTTGTAGTAGTAACTGGATTGTTTAATATAATATTTCCTGGAGCAGTTAAGTCACCATCTGTGCCAAAACGCCATACCTGTTGATCGCCGCCATTGTTATCATTGGCACCAATCTCAACACCATATGCCGGAGCTCCGCCGTATGCGGTTGGGCGTTGAAGAACATAGTTGTAGTCGTCACCAAAGTACAAGTCTGTGCCATTATCACCAGCAGATCGCATGATATGTAAGTGAGTTGGGCCACCAGGTTCTGGTAGAGCGCCAAACTCTAATCCGCCACGAGCAGTGTTCATAGTAACAACACCATCAGTGCCTACGCTAACTGAATATGTCGGTCCTTCTGGACTTGTGTTTGTTATTTCGTTTGTTGGTACTCCTTGACTATAACCTTGACTTTGTACCCAGCTTTCTGTAGCATAACCTGTTAGAACTGGAATAGCTGGTTTGTTAGACAAATCATTGTAACTACCACTTGTTGCCACTGTGGCAAAACTTGGCTTGTCAGTTACTGCGGTCCAACCAACAGTTGTTAAGAATCCACTGTCGTTGGATAATTGACTGGTCTGTGTTGGTATAGTTGGCTTGTTTATTAAATCATTATAATCGCCACTTACGCCTGCGGTTGACACTGTGGGAATAGTTGGCTTATTTGTTAAGTCAGTATAATTGCCACTGAATAATGCTGGCTTATCAGTTAAATCTGCATAAGCACCTGAAAATAATGCTGGTCTATCTATTAAGTCGTTATAACTACCACTTGTACCCGCTGTTGATACAGTTGGTATACTTGGCTTGTCAGTTAAATCATTATAAGAAGTAACTCCGGGCGGGGATTCCCAACTTAAAGTTGTGCCGCTATAGTATAAGTATCCAGGTAAATTTACTGATACTTCCGGAACATCTAAATCAAAGATACTAGTTGGTATACTTGGCTTGTCAGTTAAATCATTATAAGAAGTAACACCGCCGCCGAGTTCGCCAGTAGAACTTATTACACCCTGACCATTGATAACAATAGTTGTTCCATCTACTTTTACTCCACCTAATATTGTAGTACTAGCAGTAGGTAATCTATATTGATTAGAGTCGCTTAGTGTGTATAATTCACTGAAATTGTTGTTGATCTTTTGAAAAGCAGTGCGTAACGGGTCACCCTGTCTGTCATTAGCCTGTGTTCCAATGTTTATCGTCTGCTGTGCCATAAATTATCCAATACATACTATTTATCACGCACATAAAAAATAGGCTACTATATTTCTATAGCAACCTATTAGTCTTCCCATCCCGATTGTGAAGATATTGTATTTAGTCCAAATTGCTTGATTTAGACGCTTACGCCCTATATATTATAGAAGGGCGATACATCAATGCGAAACAAAATACTAGAATTAATACAAGCTAATCCAAAACACTACAGTGTTTTAATTAAAAAAAATGTTGAAATGCACGACTGGGTTAACAAAAATAGCCGTGTAATTTCGGAGCATTTTCCTACCATGATTTACAGTGCTGTATATGATGTTAGCCCAATATGTGAACACGGACAAATCAAAAAACTATCTCGCTGGTCTTCTGGACTTTCTAATTGCGGGCCAGCCAAGAATTGTCAGTGTACCAAATCAAGTATTGCAACTAATGTAAGTATTTCCAAAAAAGAATATACAGCAGAAAAACGAGAAGAAATAGAAAAAAGAAGAACAGCAACTATGCTTGAACTATATGGTGTTCAATATAACAGTCAGCGAACAGAAGTTAAAACAGTATTAAGCAAATCAAAACTAAAGTTAGAACAAATTAATTTATTGGGTGATAGAGAGTGGGTTGAAAAACAATATGTAGAATTAAAAAGAAGTTCAGTTGACATAGCAAAAGAACTTGGATGCCATGACAGTTCTGTAAGACGATATGTATCTTTACATAATTTTGATGTAAGAAACTATAGTCAAAGAAGTCAATGGGAATTAAAGATATGTAAATGGTTAGATGAACAGAACATATATTATATCCACTGTGATCGTTCAGTGCTTGATGGACAAGAAATAGACATTTATATACCAGATCATAAATTGGCAATAGAAGTAAATGGCTTACTATATCATAGTTATAATCCATTTTCTTTTCACATAACTAGAATTCAAAGTGACGACAAGAAAAAAGAACAATCTTCGCGACACTTGAACAAAACAGTACTAGCAGAAAAAAAGAATGTTCAACTACTACAATTTACCGATAATCAATTAAGTGAGCAATCTGATATAGTGTTCAATATTATTGCCAGTAAATTAAGGCTGCATAAAAAAATTGGCGCAAGAAAATGCGAATTGCGAGTAGTTAGCTCAGACGAACAAAAACAATTTTTCAATAGAACGCATGTTCAAGGATATATACCCGGTAGCATTGCCTACGGTTTATACTACGAAAATAATCTAATACAGTGCGTAAGTGTTGGGAAAAATAGATATAGAAAAAATGAATTGGAAATATTAAGATTTTCATCTGAGTTAAGCTTAACAGTAGTCGGCGGGTTGAGCAAAATAATGAATCGTATATCAAACGATTTTCCCAACGAAATTATCACATCCTATTGTGACAGAAATATAAGCGTTGGCTCTGGTTATGTATCTGCTGGATTTGAAATCGTAGGATACACTAAACCAGGTTACTTTTGGACTGACGGGCGAACTCCAATTAGCAGATATAAAACACAAAAAAATAAACTAAAACAGTGGCTCAATGGATTTAATCCATCAGATAGCGAGACAGTAAATATGTTTCGTGCAGGATATCTTAGATACTGGAATACTGGGAATATAATTCTAAAATATAAAAAGAAATAAAAAAGGACACCGAAGTGTCCTTTGTGTGTGACGGTCCAAAAAATTTATTGGAAAGTTACATTCTGGATGTTTATTTCCCCAACGTAGTCCGCGGCATTGCCGAAACTACTTGCAGTATTTGTCAATTCGACGTAGCCGTAACGAGTCATGAAGCTGACTACTGGCTCAAATGTTGCTGGATCTAGAACAACACCACTGCTCATCAATGGGATGTATGGGCAGTAGAACGCGGCGGCATCAGTTTCGCTAGAACCCTTATAGCCAACTAGAACTGGAGTTCCTGTTGGAGCGTAGGAGTCAACGAATACACGCATAGCGTTGTTTAGTGTACCAACTAGCTTGGTGTTTGTTGGAGCTTCAAATGTTCCTTCTGTTGTACGAGCGAATGCTGAAGTTGTAGCACTCTGTAGAACAGTTAGAGCCTCGGAAGAAACAACAGTCCAGTTACCTGCGCCACGGCGTGTACGCTGAGCGATTAGGTTAGCAACACGATTGATTAGAACAGCTAGAGCAGCGTGTTCGTCACCAACGAATGTGGCTGTACCGGAAACAGTAGCCTGGTTGTATGTGAACTCAGTAGCGGCAAGACTGCGTAGTGATAGGAGGATTTCCTGATCAATTTCAGCAGTGATTTCTTGTGCTAGAGCGGCCATGATTTCAGCCTCAACGTCAATGCCGTGCTGGCTTTGAGCGTCTTGAGCGGCTTCAAATGTCCAACGAGCCTGGAGCTTGCGACTCTTGGCTTCTACGGCCTGACGTAGAATTTGAACACTGATTTGCTTACCACCATTGCCTTCGAGACTTGCTGTATCAGCAGCAGTGTAGGCATTTGTAGATGATGCACCACTGGCTGTACGAGAGTAAGCCTGAGCAATCTTAAATGGTGATAGTGCTTCTTCACCGGCTGTTACACTAGTAGCAGCACCACTGTTGTCTGTTAGACTGTTAGCATAACGGACACGTAGTGTGTGAATTTGACCAACTGGACCGGTCATTGGCTGAACGCCTACCAATTCGTTAGCGATAACGGTTGGCATAACACGACGAATAACTGGTAGAATAACGCGATTTAGGGTAGCGATATTACCAGCTACAGTTGTACCAGCAGAACTTTCTGCTAGTAGCTGCTTGCGAGTGTTTTCAAGAATAACACCCATCATTGAACGACGAGTCCCTTGGAGACCTTCTAGGAGGGCTTCCTTTGTTTCGCCCCAACGGCTCTCTAATAGTACTTTTGACATTTATTTTATCTCCTTTTTAATGTCTAAATTAAAGCCCTGCCAGACGTTTAATCGCGATAACGTTATCACGTTCCTCGGCGTCAACCTCAATTTTCTTGGCAGTTTTATCACCAGTCACAACGCTTTCGGCAATAACTTGTTTCTTTTCAGATACAGTTAACTTGCTTGTTCCGTTGTTTAATACGGCTGGTAGATACTTATCGAAAGCGACTTTTAGCTTTGGTGTTTGTACGCTTTCTAGTAAATTACGCATTACTTCAGCCTTTTCTTCGTTTAATGTACCCAACAATTCTGTTAGAGTCTTTTCACGGAGATTGGATTCCTTGATAATACGAACTTCACGTTCTTTGCTCTCAACCAATAACTTGGCTGATTTAACTTGCTTGGCAGATTCGGCCAATTGTTGTTCTTTGTTTGTCAATTGTGCTTGTAATTTTCGTACTTCAACCTTCTCATTGAGATGAGTAGCACTAAACTCAGCAGCAAATGCTTCAAATAGACGACGACCAAATGCACTCTCACGAGCTACCTTGATGTCTTCCTTCAACTGTCCGATTTCACCCTTTAACTGTTTGGTGACACTTGCGTTTAACTTTTTAGCACTTTCAGCTATGAATTTCTGCTTTAGTGCTTCAAGTTGTGTCTTGGCTTCGGCAACTAATTTTACCTTTGCTTCAACAACAGCGCGTTTGTCCTGATCAAACTCTTTGATTTCACGAGCTAGAGCATTTACTACGAATTGTTCTAGCTTTCCACGGCCTTCCATTTGTACCTTGCGATCAGCACGCAATTCACGAATTTCTTCCGCGAGTTTTGTAACCCTGAATTCATTGAATTTTTTAGCAGCTTCCTGAAGACGATTTTGTGCGCGAACACGATCTTCATTCATTGCCTTGCGTTCTTCACGGAACTCGGCAATTTCTGCTTCTAGACCTGATGTTACCATCTTGTCAAGGGCCTCTACCATAACATTCTTATCGTGCTCGTACTTGTTGGCGAATTCTTCACGCAACTCAGCACGAACATGTTCGCGAGCTTCGTTCAACTTAACTTCCCAAGCTTCATTGATGGCCTGAGCAGTTTCAGTGTTGACGATTCCGCTTTCTAACAATGGTTTGATGGCATCTAGCATTTTATGCTTTCCCTTCTTGTACTTGCACGTTTAACTCCGTGGCTACGAGTTTTCTTTTAGTAATAATCCTGCCTGAAACGAATCCATCTGGTTCAGTTCCTGGTATAAATTTTTTACTAATTGATCCGTTATACCATTTCATGGTGGGTAAATGTGTCCACTTGTAAACATAAGCCGTTGTCATTTCAGTTTTAAATCCTTGATGAGTTTAAGAACTGATTCCTGAAGATATTTTTGAACTGCGATATCTTTAGATAAGTTAGTACCTTTAAGATTATCAAGTACGCGATGACCATGCTTCATTCCAATTAGCCCTTCGTATATGGCTTTTGGATATGCGTTTGGTGCGCTAGGTTGAGCTACGATGTCCACTGTAACGATCTCAAAATCACTGACTTTGCCCGTAGTATCATCTACATTACCGCTTCCTCTACTACTAACGCCTAGTTTAACTCCACTTTCCAACATGGTACTGACTAACTGTCCCATTGGAGTTGGAAGTATCTTCAATTTACCGAAACCATTTGGTCCGTCCATCCCGATATCGACAATGGTGTGACTTACGCGATCGAGGTTGATCTTTAAATCGTCAGGATGATCAACTTCACCGAGTATTCCCCCGTGTTCTTGAATCATCTGACTCATTGTTTTTACTGCGTTTCTAATTTCATTCACTGGATACACACGCTCATTAGCATTTCGAACGTCTCCTTGGATGAATATCCCACGCATATATAGATTCTTTTTACCGTGACCGTCATCAGTAGATTCAACTATAGTTTTTGCCATAGTTGGTGCTAAGTATTCCTGCAGTACGCGCTTGTTCATAGTTTTGACTTTGAGTAAGAAGCCATTTTATCTAAATTCTTACTTAACTATTTTCTTTACTGGCTTTTTAGACTCAGCAACTGGACTCTTGGCTTTGTGGTCTTCGTGCTTTGCTTTTGGAGCAGCATCGCCCTTACCAGCACCAAGTTTACCAGCGCCGTCTACTGTGTTCTTAAATTGACCAGCGTGCTTTACTTGACCCATGCCCTTTGTGTAAGGATTGCTTGGTGTCTTTGGACCAGTTGGAACAGATTCTGCTCCACTTGATAGTGCTGGCTTAGCTACGCCGCCAGTTGGACCTTTTTTGCCACTGTCAGCAGCAACTGGGCTCTTGGCTTTGTGATCCTCATGCTTAGCTTTTGGTGCTGGAATTAAGCTTTCCATTACTTCTTCACCTTCTGGCTCTTCAGATGGCTCTTCATTCTTACCACCGTGCATCATGGCTTCAAATTCGGCCATCAATTCGTCTAGCTTGTCTTCTAGATTCATAATGTCGTCTTTTGTAGCAGCTTCGCCTTCTTCGGCGTCCATGTCGGCGTCCATTTCATCGCCTTCTTCGTCGCCCATATCAGCGTCCATTTCGTCGCTTTCTTCGTCGCTCATGTCGGCGTCCATATCAGCGTCCATGTCATCCATGTCAGCGTCCATGTCAGCGTCCATGTCGGCATCCATATCAGCGTCCATGTCAGCGTCCATGTCATCGTCGGCTTCCATCATATCGCCACCACCGATGCTCTCGTCTGTGAGTTCATCGTGAAGTGTTCCAATATCATCTTCTTCCATTAAACTTTCATAAATTGCACGACTTTGTTCAACTACAATCTCGTGAAATAATTGTTCTGCTCGTTCTTGATCTTCGTTAAGAATTAGATCAATTAACTTTTCATATTTTGCTGTAGACATTTTTTCTCCTTTAGGTAAATGGCTTTGCTTAGAGTATTTAACACATACGAAAAAAAACAGCGTAAAATGTGCTGTTTTTTTGCATTTTCAAACTTAATAACTGCTAATCTAAAGTTTAGAGGCCGGGACCAGCTACCGGGGGACTATATTGCTGTCTAATCTTTTTTAAATTTTTTGCTCTCTCGTAT